GATATTACCGTTGGTGATGTGGTGACTGATATTTCAAAAGACAAATCTGTTGAATATAAAGATGCATTTAATTCAATGTATAGAAATTCAAATGAAAATAATAATACTGTAAGTGGCGATATTGAAAAAGTACCGATATTGAAAGATTTTATAATGAATAATGAAAATGTATATCCTTTAACTGAAAAGCCAAAAGATGATATATTGGAAATTGATACTGAAAATGATGGTGTAGGTGAGGGAGTAAATAATAATGATGATGCTGTAACTGATACTGTAAATGATACTGAAAATACAAATGCTGAACAAAATGATGCAGAAGTCATAGCTGAAATTCAAAGGATTATGAAAGCAGATGTGGATGATGCACCTTTTGAATGGAATGGGGAATCTGGGACAACAACTAATGAAATTGTCGTACAACCTGAAGTAAAAATAGAAGATATTAAACCAGAGCCAATTTTTGAGGCAAAAAATACTCAACTAATTGACCCTGACGAAGAAAAGTCACATCCAAGTGTGTTTAAAATGCTTGAAGAGTACCGTAGAAAACAGGGAAATATAAGAAAAGAATAAAATTTTTTCTTATATTTATGACTTTTCCAAAATATCATCGTATTTATAAATCCAGACGTGCGATAAAACTTTTTTTTCATTTTTTTTAAAAATTTTTTGAAAAATACTTGCACAGGAAAAAAATGTGTTTTATATTTGCACCGTCTAAGAGACAAAAACGTTCTTTTAACGATTGAAATTTTTAACATGGGGAGATAGCAAATCAAAAACAAGAAATACTATCTCACTGCTCTCGAAAGAGAGAACTTGTAGTGTTTTCAGTAAAGGTAAAGCAATTTGTGTTGAAAACAAAAGATTGTGCGTTCGAATCGCACTCTCCCCACAAAAAAGGAAACTGTGTTGTTATTACAGTAAATACAATTAACTCAGTGGATGAATATTTGCACGTCAAGCGAAAGGACGCTGGTTCGACCCCAGCATTGTTTAAAACAGAAATAACAAACAAATTATCCTTTTTCTTAAAAAAAGTTACCGGGTTCTTACAATAATCCGGTTATATTGCGGGGTGGTAGCAGTCCGGTTAGCTCGTCTGGCTCATAACCAGAAGGTCGAGGGTTCAAATCCCTCTCCCGCTACAAAGTGAAGAACTGATAGTGTATACAGTAAAGAATGTTGCAGAAACAATGCCGTCCATGAGTGACGGCAGGTTTACCCGAACACTAACAAACTTCTTCCAAAATTATAAAGAAGAACTGATGGTTTTTACAGTAAATTTGACAGTAAATCAGACTCTTACAACACAAAGACCAACAAATTTCTTCTAAACTTATTGAAATTCCCGGTTGTCCCTGTGGCAACACAAACTTCCGGGTAACGTACTTTGAAAATATTAGGGAAAACGAAAAGTGTTTACAGTAATACGTGGGTTCAAATCCCATCGACTGAGCCAATTTCAGTTGTAGCCAAGTGGTTAAGGCACAAGTCTCTTAAACTTGCAAACAAAAACAAATACTTTTAAATTGTTCCCTTAAATTATTGAGAGTGGTAAGCCGGGAATGCAAATTATGATAATGCATATTAAAATTCAGAGCATACCCCACCGCTCGAAACCTAACATTTGAAGTAGCACTGACGGGTGCTCGGTTAAGAATGGTTTTTTGGTCACAGTCGTGTGGCATTTTTTTCAAAAAATTTAAACTTTTATGGAAGAACTGGCTGTGTTTACAGTAATTGAAACATGCAATCTCCCCCGTGTGAGAGGGGAGACAACTTACAGGCAATACAACCGCACTTCTTCTCTTATTTTGAGAAGCAGAGTTATTCCAGACATAAACGGGTGGGGATTGATAGAGAAATCTGTCAACTCACCCGTTTTTTTTTTTGATTTTTTTTGACGTTCTTTGTAACATTTTGAAAATAGTATCGTATAAGTACTTGTTTGTTGGAAAAATATTTTTATATTTGGCATCATTTAAATTATCAACATGGAAGAACTTATTAAAATCAGAAAAAGCATTAAAACCGGAAGTCCGGTGGTAAATGCAAGAGATTTACATGAATTTCTTGAAGCAAAACAAGATTTTTCGAACTGGTTTAAAGGACGAATAAAGAAATATCAGTTCATTGAAAATGTGGATTACGCTCGAATTTTTTACGATATAAATGGTAATGTAATACCATTCGCTAAAATTAGCGAGTCTGATTCACAGGCATTTGAAAGGATATATCGAATCGAATATGCACTGACTTTGGATTGTGCCAAAGAACTTGCAATGGTTCAAAACAATGAAAAAGGTAGACGGGCACGTTTATATTTCATTGAGGTTGAAAAGAAGTACAGGGAAATGAAAGAAGAAGCAACAAGACCTGCACTTTATACGATGTCAGATACTGCAAAAAGGTTGAAATTAACCGATTATTGCGGTAAAATTGGAAGAAATGGTTTGCTTAATATTTTGGAACGTAACAGGATAATCAAGAAAAACCATCAACCACTTCCAAAGTACGTGAAGATGGGATATTTTACAACGAGTCCGGTGAGGGTGACAGAGGAAGGGATGAAATGGTTGAATCAGATGTTCTGTGTTGAAAAAACCAGCGACAATGCAGAATTGAAAAAGGAAATCGCTGAATTGCGTGAATCTCAAAAAATGCTGGTAGAAGGTGTTGCGTGTGTGGTGGAAACATTATTGTTTAATAAGGGTGGACATCGCACTGAAGAACAAAATAGAATTGCTGTTGGTCATTTACAGCGTTTCTTGGACAAAGCAAATGGACAAAAGGCACTTAATTAATAAATATAAATAAAGGTAAAATTATGAAAGAATTGGTATTGACACAAAAATCGCTTGCAACCGTTAGGCAGTCATTAATTGACGGTCTTACTATTGCTTCTGGTGCTAAGAGCAGTGCTACTTACTACCACGGAAAAGACGAACAATTGAAGGCTATCCAGACTCAAATCAAGAGTTTGTATAAACTTTCAAAGGAACTCCCGTTGATTGTAGCAAGTCAAAAGGGAGCAACAGGTAAATTCGTAGCTGAAGTTCTTTTGAACGAATTTCAGAATACGTTAAAGGGTGGAGCATGCAATATTGTCAATCCAATTGACTGGTATGATAATGGATTGAGCGATAAGGCAGTCCTTACCGCATTGAATAACCTTGGCGAAAACGGTTTGCCTTATGTTCTTCGTTTATTCGTAGATTTGAAGAACGCAAAGGTTAACAACGAAAGGTCAAGGAAGATTGTGCTTGGCTTTATTTGGGGTCAGGACAACCTTGAATTCTATGCGATGAAGTACCGTAACAAGCTTGCTGAAATTTTAAGGCACGTGTATGGTAAGAAGATGACTTCTGTATTGCTTTCAATTGCTGGCAAAGCAGCAAATGTTGGTGAATTTGTTGTTGGAAATGAAAAGGAAATGAAGATTTTGAATGAATACATATTAAGGTATTACAATGGTGAACCTATGAAAGCATTCAAACTCTTGCTTTTCATTTTCAAGAAAGATGCTGGTGTTACTTATGGTGCAACTGAATTTCCTCTTTTGAGTGAATATCAGAAGGCAAAGACTGACATCACTGGTATCAAGAGCGTTCCTGAAGAAGTATTGCTTGGTTTGATTTCAAGTGTAAGGCATCCTCAGTATCACTCAATGTGGTCAACAAAAATCCAGAGAGAAGCAACAAAGGCTTTAATCAGGAAGAATGTTACAGTTACTTCTGTAAACCAGCAGGTTCGTCAGACCAAATCAACTGCAAAGTTGGGTGTTGAAAAGACTGTTGACATGGAAAAGGCAACTGACTTCTTGGCACTTTACAAGACTGGTTATGAAACGAGGTTTACTGACGAAATCATGTCAGCAATTGATAAACTTGCAGACAAGAAAAAGATTGCAGGTTTTTTCTACCAGAACATCGGTATCATTGTTGACAAGAGTAATTCAATGGACGGTCATCAGGCTGAATCAAAGAATACTCCAAAGGCAGTGGCAGATTTTACTGCAAGGGTATTGAGCAAATCTGCAACCAACAGTTGCAGTATTCAGTATACTGATGGTGAAGTTACTGACTTGGCAAGTTCATTCATTGGACTTTTGAAGAGTGAAAATCCTTCAAAACCATATGATGCAATCTTTATCTTAACTGATGGTTACGAAAATGCATATGACGGATTGACTAACGAAGTTATTTCAATCTGGAAGGCAGAAACCGGAAGGAATATACCGATGTTCCAGATTTCACCAATCGTAAGTGCTGAAATGGGTGCTAACGTAAGGAAACTTGGTTCAGGTGTCGTTACGATGGCTATAAACAACCCTGCTGCATTGCAGCCTCAGATTAACGCAAGGTTGCTTGAAATTGACACCAAGAGGTGGCTTGAAAATCAGGTTCTTGCTCTTGAAGCAGCACCTGTTAAGAGGAATAAAAAAATTAGTATTAACGCTTAAAATATCATATCATGAATACAAGAGATTTCACAGAATTGCTCAAAGGTTGCCGTCCGGTTAAAGACAGGGATGGAAACATCATCGTTCAGTCAATTTTGAACATGCAAGTTGTATGTCTCACGACTGACAAGGAATATTCTTTGGATGAACGTTTTGCGAATCCATTGACTGCTGTTCAGGCTGGTAACAGTTCATATGGTCAGATTTCCTTCACAAATAAGGAAAATAAGGAAGTTATTCTTCCTACTCAGATGGCTGTTATGACCAAGCAGAGTGCTCAGAATCATGGTATGACCAAAGCAGGTTACGTTGAAAAGTATGGTAACGTTACTTATCACGATGCTGGTTGTGTTCAGGGTGGACAGACTGGACATTTTCGTGGTACTCAGGAGTTCCGTATGCTTCCAGTAACCATGCGTGAAATGGTGTTTGATACTGTTGGTCAGCCAAGTTCATATGGTAGGATTTATCCCGCTATTCAGAAACTTGGTATTGACACTCAGTCAAATGCAGGTAACTACCTTAACGTGTACTTCGAAAAATATGACAAGAAACTCGAACAGTTTATTGCCCACTTTGAACGTCCACGTAACCTTATCGGTATCATCGTACTTGTTGACGGTGAAATTGTCGCAATCGACAAATTCCCTTCATTCACTTACGCTGAACAGGTATGGGACTTGATGATTCGTGACTGCTATGGTTCACTTGCAATTATAAGCGAGTTGAAGAAGAAATCAGTAATGAGTACTTTTACTGAAACTTACAATGACTTGAAAAAGTCACATCAGGAAAATATTGTTGATTTGCTTGAAAAAGCATTGAAGAAAACCAAGAAATCTATGACTGACAGTGTTCAGGAAAAAATTCAGGAACTTCTTAACTTGACTTTCGATGCAACTTTGGATGCCGAAGGAAACCCTTCTGCTGCAAGTAAAGCACCAAAGAGTTATATGCTCAAGACCGAAGGATACGTTGGTCAGGTAATAACTGAAAACGAATTCAACCATATGGTAAGTGTGGTTAAGCGTGAAAGGTTCGACCCGAACGCTTTGAGGGCAGTAAACGAACTTAGGAATAAGGCTCGTAAGCAGGAAAAATTTAGTCTCTAAGTCTACTTTTTTCATATCGAAAAGGTTAGTCAATATTGACGGACCTTAAAACCCCGAAGAAAATTCTTTCGGGGTTTTTTATTTTTCAGCAGTTTTTAATCTGATTCTTTTGTATTTATTATAAATAAAACCGAACCGAAAAGTTCGGTTGAGCTAATTAGGGGTACGGCTATGAAGTTACAAAAAATATGATAATAAATACATCAACATATCAACAACAATTTGCATCGTTTTTTGAACCGAAATTGGATTATATTGAAATTAATCGAAATAAAAGAGGACGGCATGAAGCATTAACGAAAGAAGATTTCGTTCAAAGAGCAAGAAAAAAATATGGTAATAAATATGATTATTCTAAAGTAGAATATATAAATCGTAACACAAAAATTTTAATTAAATGTAAAAAGCACAATATTGAATTTTTTCAAACACCAGTAAACCATTTAAGCGGATGGTTTGGCTGTCCACATTGTGGTTATAAAAATTCAAAAATTACCAAGGGTGAATATTTAATAAAAGAATATTTGGATAATAATGATATTGATTACGTTTTTCAAAAAAGATTTAATGATTGTAAAAATCAAAAAACATTGAGATTTGATTTTTGGTTGCCAAAACATAAAATAATTATTGAATATGATGGAAAGCAACATTATGAGCCAATTAACTTTTTTGGTGGTGTTTATTTGTTTGAAAAAATGCAGAATAATGATAAAATAAAAAATGAATATGCCATGAGAATGGGATATTATTTATTGCGCATTACATATTTAGAACAGAGTAACATTCCACTGATTTTAAAAAATAATATTAGAGAATTAAATTAAAAAATATGCCCATTTTTCGCAAGACCAAATTTAGATAATGAGCAATTTAAACAACTAAGCGGAACAAAATTAACGCTATCGGGTCAAACACAAATTGCAACCATAACTGGTTTTACACTTACAGATGGTGCAGGTGGTAATGTTATCATAACAGCAAGTGGTTCTTCAAGTGGGACGACTGGATATGTGATGGCACAGGATGTTGATGGCGTTATTAAATTAATGCCATCTGCAGCAAGTGGTGCGTCAACATATTATGGGTCGTCACCAACAACATGTGCTGTTGGTGGATTATCTGCTGGTACGACAATTTATGGGATGCCAATTCAGGATATTCTTGAGGAAATATTAGCTCCAACACTTAGTCCAACAAAAATAGAACCGTCAAG